AAGCCACCGGCGGCGATACCGCAGCGATGATCTGGTGGAGCAAGACACAAATGGGATGGAAAGATTCCAATGTTGAAAAATTCATTATGAGTAAGAAAATGTCAGGTTTAACGCTGGATGAACAGCGCCAAACTATCAGCGACGCGTGCATGAATGGCGAGATTGATATGAAAGCGGCAGATACAGCGCTAGGGATTTTAGTCAAGTCCCGCACCCTCATGGAAAGCGACGAACTAGAAAAGCGCTTAATACAGCTTGAGCAACTAGCAATAATTAATGGCTAATCACCGCACAGCCAGACTAGCCAAGCTATCGGCCGCCATGATTGCGCCCGCTCCCTACAGTCTTGAATGGGCTCCTAGTTATATTCCTCGCGATGTATTCGCGGACTTTCACGCACGGAAACAACGCTGGGCCGTTGTAGTCGCACATCGACGAGCCGGTAAAACAGTCGCCTGCATCAACGAACTAATCAAACATTGTTTGCTAGATCAATCCAAAATGGGCCGCTATGCCTATATATCACCCTATTTTAATCAATCAAAGCAAGTTGCCTGGGACTATGTCAAGCGTTTCACCCGGGAAATTCCCGGCACCAAAGCCAATGAAGCCGAACTCAGAATCGATTTCCAGAATGGCTCACGGCTACAACTATTCGGAGCGGATAACGCGGATAGACTGCGAGGGCTATATTTTAATGGCATTATTTGCGATGAGTACGCGGATTTTAAGCCGTCAGTTTGGGTGTTTATTATTCGACCTGCCCTGGCGGATCGTGAAGGTTGGGCGGTTCTGATTGGCACGCCGAAGGGCAAGAACAGCTTTTATGATCGTTACACCCAGGCAGTTACCGGCGCCGGCGATTGGTTTGTTATTAAACTCAAAGCCAGCGAGTCCGGCATCCTGCCAGTAACGGAAATTGATTCGTTGAAAGCGGAAATGTCGGAAATGGCTTGGCGCCAGGAAATGGAATGCGATTTTGAGATACCGATACAAGGCGCGTACTATTCGGCTTGTCTGGATGCCGCAAGGACAGAAGGCAGGATAGGCAAAGTCGCGGCTGACCCGTTGATGACCATCCGCAGCTTTTGGGATATTGGCGGAACCGGTGCAAGAGCAGATAGTTGTTCAATCTGGATCGCGCAGTTTATAGGCCGCGAGATCAGGGTGTTGGATTATTATGAGGCACAAGGACAACCGCTTGCAGCGCATGTGCAATGGTTGCGTAGTAATGGTTATGATCGTATACAATGTGTGTTGCCGCACGATGGCGTACAGCATGACAAAGTTTATCAGGTCACGTATGAATCTGCATTGATGGAGGCAGGTTTCGATGCCTACGTTGTTAAAAATCAGGGAGCAGGAGCCGCAAACCAACGAATAGAGGCCGGACGGCGCTTGTTTGATTCGATGTGGTTTAGTGATTGCCCTGGATGCTTGGATGGGATAGACACATTATCGATGTACAAAGAAAAACGCGACGAGTTGAGGAACATTGGCTTAGGGCCCGATCACGATTTTGCATCTCATTGCGGTGATGCGTTTGGATTAATGGCAGTTGCACATCCGATGCTGATGGATACAAAGTGGAAACCAATAGATTATTCGACCGCTAATAGAGGGATTATATGATACGATACGAAATGACCAACGACGACGACGGAGCAAATAGCCTGTTGACGTTTATCAACGACAATAACAACACCCGAATCATCTTAACGGATAGCGATGTCAGCGAATTGTCCCGATTGCTATACAAAATCATTGCCTTGAGTGCTTTACCGGAGTTATCTCATGACTGATCCTATGCAAGACGCAATTAACGCGCCAGTAATAGAGTTCTGCGAATTGACCAGCTTTTTACATTTTTGGCTAAACTTCAAGCCCCTCCGACCTCCACTAGACAATGCACTGGACTTTAGCGGCAGTCTGAGTGGGCTTGTCCTGTATCGCAGCGGGCAATATCAGGTACAATTATTCCTACTACACGAAAACTGCGAAATCAAAACACATTGTCATCCAAATTGTGATAGTTATGAATTGGCGGTTAGTGGTAAAGTGGCATTTGAAGTAAATGAACACCGTCACGAGGATCGTGCGTTATGGGATGCAATCAGAGTTTTTCCGCACGATGACCACACGGCCTATGTCGGCGCGGGTGGTGGGGCATTTATCTCAGTGCAACACTGGTTAAATGGTGTTAAGCCCTCGTCGGTAGGTTGGGATTGGCACGATGATGACGGCAGAGCAAAAGGGTCTGCCGACCCAGTTGAGCCAGACGTTTTTTATCAGGATACCGGCGCTGTAAAAGTGCCTAGTGATTATTATTTGCCGCAGGGCATGGTACAGGGGTTTTAAATGTTCCAATATAAAATTGTAGATAACGCCGCTAATACAAATCTCATGGTCACGTTACGAGACAGTTTAATTCCGGCTGACAAAATTGTCGTTGAAGCAGATTTGCTGCCCGAACTGGTGGCCTTGATGACAGCACTCATCCCCATCTGTCAAGATTTAAAAGCCATCGCGGACAAAAGAATCTAATGACCAAGTTAACTGACTCTCAAATCCTGTCGATTGTTGCTAATGAACTTAGCAACGCCAACATCACCAGCTCATCACCAACGATGTTGCGTGACCCATTGTCATATTACCTGGGATTGCCAAACGGCACGGAGCAGGAAGGTCGGAGCGCCATCACATCGACGGATGTAGCGGACGCGATTGAGTGGATCATGCCCCAAATAATGGAATCGTTTACCCAAAACAATCAGGTCGTGGTATTTGACCCATTGAATAAAGGCGACGAATCCCAAGCCGAAATTGAGAGCGAGTACGTTTATGATGTGCTCATGAAACAAAACGATGGTTTTGTATTGTTGCACCAGTTTGTCAAAGACGCGCTTATGCAACGTAACGGAATGCTCAAAGTGTATTATGAGGACGAGGAAGAAGTTAATACGCATAGCTATACCGGCCTAACCGAAGAGCAACTCAATATGCTGGTCAGTCGTGAGGATACGGAAATATTGAGCCTTGAACCCGTGCAAACCATGGACGAGATGGGACAGACGACGAATTATTATAACGTCGAAATATCCGTTACTACAAAATGCGGTAAAGTTTGCATCGATTCCGTATCGCCAGAAGAATTTAGGGTAAACAGTCAGCATAACAACATCAGTCTGGCTAACGCGCGCTTTACCTGCCATATCCTCAGCAAGTCTTTGTCTGACTTGCGCGAAGAAGGGTTAAGCGAGGACGATCTTGAATCATTGGCAACGGCTGATCTGATACGGTCAAGCTATCGCTTTAACATGCAAAATGAAGCGACACTCATCCCCTCAACGATTGGTAAAGAGGACGACGCAAACAAACTGATTGAAATAGCCGAATGTTATTTAAAGCTGGATATGAATCAGACCGGCATATCCAAATTGATGAAGGTCACGGTCGCGGGTGTTGAGCCACCAACAAAAGTGCTAAGCATCGAACCGATAGATTGCAGTCCCTGGGTAGCGACAACGTGTATCTTAATGTCACACAAATTCCAGGGCCTAAGCATCTACGACCGACTAAAAGAGGTACAGGATAACAAAACCGCGCTTGTCCGCAACATCATGGACAATATTTATCTGCAAAATAATCAGCAGCTATTGATCGTTGAGGGTCGAGTAAATATTGATGATTTTATGGTGAGCAGGCCGGGAGGACTGCGTCGAGTAAAAAGTCTGGATTCGGTGGCACCGTTAGTAACGCCGCCGCTGGGTGACTCGGCCTTTAATATGATGCAATACCTTGACGAGGTTAAATCGGGTAGAACTGGCGTATCACCGGATGGTACAGCGACACCCGAGAATATTGGTAATGCTATCGGCTCGCAAGGAGCCAATAGGATGATGACCGCCAAAGAGCAGTTGGTTGGCCTCATTATCCGAGTCATCTGCGAGACCGGCATTAAGCCGCTATGTACCAAGATTCGTGATTTGGTCACAATGCACCAAGACAGCATT